GGGGGTGTGTTGGGTGTTTCTTTGTTTTGGGTTTGGGTTTCTTTGTTTTGGGTTTGTGTCCAGTTGTATGGGTTGGGGGTTTGGTTTTGTTTGAGTTGTTGGATGGTTTGGTCTATTTGTTGGAGGGCTTTGAGGATTGCGTCGTGGAATTCGTTTGTGTTCATAGGAGTTGTTGTGCGTCGGTTTGCCAGTTGGCTTTGCCGGTGTAGTAGGCGTATGCGGTTTCTAGTTTTGCTTGGTCTGTTTCGTCGTGGCAGAGGATTTCGACGAGTGTGGCGATTGTTGTGATTTGTTCGGGTGTTGCTGTTTGTATTTTTTGTTGTATTGCTTGTTGGTATTGGGTTTGGTTCATGGTGGGGAGGTTAGTTGTGTGTTGGGTTTTTTGTCAAGTGGTGAGTTTTTTGATGCCGGACCAGACTCTGGTGTCTTCGGCTCCTTCTTTGTCGCTGAGTGCTTTTCTTGCTCCTGTGAAGAGGGTGAATGCGTATGGGGTGAGTCTTTGGGGGGCGTTGAATCGTTCTTGTTGTGCTTGTCTGATTAGTGCTTGTACTGCTGCTGCTTCTTCGTTTGTGTTGAATAGTTCGGTGTTTTTGGTTTGTTGGTATTCGTCTATGGCTTCTTGGATGTAGCTGAGGAATTGTTTTCTGTCGTATTCTTCTGCCCAGTCGAAGCCTGATACGGCCCAGTTGTATGCGCCGTCTTCTAGTCCTGCGAATACATGGATTTGTTGTATTCCTATTTTGATGTAGTCGTGTTGTGTGTCTGCGATGAAGTCTCCGCCGATTCCTTGTCCTTTGTGTGCTTCGTCGATTATGAGTTGTTCGTGGTAGATTTCTGGTTTTCCGGTTTCGGATATCATTATTTGTCGGTCGAATTTTCCTATTGGGTTGCCGTTTTGGTCGTAGATTTTTCCTCCGATGATGATGCCGTTGTCTGGCCATTCGGTTTTTTTATTTATGTTTAGGGGGTTGTGTTCGTTGATTGGCATGTCGGGCCCTACTGCGTGGATGAAGTCGGCTTCGGTTTTGGCTCGCATGCGTCCGAGGTCTGTGATTTCAAAAATCTTTTTTATTTCTTCTTCTAGTTGTTGGGTTTGTCCTTGTTTTCCGGCTTCGATTAGTTCTTGTACTGTCATTTTTGGTTGGGGTTTTGTTTGCCTGCGGATGCGTGCCCTTTTGATGGCGTCTCTTCGCTTTTCGAACCGTTTTGCTTCGGTTCTGCCCCATAGTTTGTCTACTGCGCGTGGCGGCATTCCTGGTATGCAGGGGATTCCGCCTTCTGTTTCGGCTTCTTCGCAGCGCCCGTCGTTGTCTCCGTCGATCATCGTTTTTGTTTGGATGGGTTGGAGGCTTTTTTGGGTTTCTTTTTCGGCTCTGGCTACTATGGTTTCGGCCCAGGATCTTGCGGCGTGCCCTCCCCAGAGCTGCCAGGCGATCCATCCGTTTGATGTTTTGTCGTCTAGGTTGTCACCTGCGTGCCGTGGGAAGTATTTGGCGATGTGCCGGACTTTGGTGATTCCGATGGTTCCGCCTGCGGCTAGGGTTCTTGCGGTGTTTTCGCCGACTGAGGTGCCTCCTCTGCCAAACTTTTTTCTTAGTTCTAACCCTACTCGGGCGTTTTCTTTTACTGCTTCAGGTATCTGATACGAGTTTATGGCTGTGGATTTTGTTTGAGTCCAGATGGTAAAAGACATTATGCGTAAATTCCGGCAAAAATTTGTTCTTTAAACATCTAGGTATCTTAGAACGGTTATATGCGGCTTAGGGGATCACTTTAGGGAAGCTAGTAAAGCATTCCACCGTCTTATACCGAAACGGATATCACATTTATCAACATTTTTTAACCCTAATTCGCCTTCGGCTTGCCTAACTTCAGGATCGCAAAGCTTTTCGATATGCTGAATCCATTTGGAAGGTTTCGACGCAAGCCTACCTAACGCATAAGTGGCGTGTAGGTCCTTGTATGCGTCTAAATCGGATGCAATGAACGGTATGCCCGCAGAAGCGTACTCAATGCCTTTAATCGCCGATTTAGCCCTATTGAAAGGCAGATCTGACAGTGGGACAATCCCAATATCAAAACACAACAAAGTTGGGTAGTACTGCGGTGAAGCCATCGGCATAGTAGTCACATACTTAGGGTCGACATTAACCCCTTCAGCAAAAGTCTTAGCCTGGCTGTGATGCCCAGAGTGATGCAACCGGATTTTACCCCGCTTCACTAGCGGTTCAAGAATCCCCCTCAGTATTTCAAGGTCCCCTGACCTGTGCGAGGTTGACCCGACCCAACCGACCAGAGGAACCTCGCTGCCGGAGTCCTCATGGCGTATGAATCGTTTTACTTCCACGCAATTAGGTAATTCGATGATCGGACAATTTACCCATTGAGCAAGACGCTGCTTTAGGTAAGGTGTCGAGGTAGTGACAAGGCTTGATCGTGCCATCACATTTCGGTAATGGTTTACGTTCTCAACCTTGTTGTATTTAGGGTGAGAAGCTTTGAATGCGCCATTGAGCGGGGAGAGACCCCAGTACCAGTCATCAAGGTCATTTATGATGATCTGGCCTGAGGCTTTAGCTTCATCCATCTTGTCGGGGATATCTTCAAACATTACACGCTGCATAACGATAACGTCGCAATCCCAATGAAATTGGTGGGCCCAGTCTCTTACACCAAAAATACCGTTTTGGTGAGCTAGAACACCACAAACTACTTCTGCTTCAAGGTTGTTGACGTATTGGCCTAGCCTGATAAATCCGGCACCTCCCCAAACGGGGTGACCGTTATCGTCAAAAACGCTTCCCGACCAGTCAGAAGAAGCAAACGCAACTTTCACGACGCCGATGAGGTGGTAGGGAACTTCCAGTATCCATCAAGTGCCGACCATAGGGCTTCGTCGATCAATTCTTCATCAATGAGTTCGTTACCATTGATAAGTTCTTGATGTCGTTCTATTGCTTTGCGTAAAAAATCTGCGGTTGAATCTTCGCTGCTGTCATCGGAACTTCCGATAGCGATACGTCGGGCAACTTCATTTAATCGTGATTCAACATGGAAAAGGAACCGACCAATTTTGCGTCTGCGGATTTCGTTATTGTCGTATAGCTCAGCTAAAATTCTTAGCCCTTCAGCACCAGAGTCGCCATATGTTTCTTTGGCTTTGTTCTCTTGTTGAGTGATGTCTATTAGCTGTTGGTTAAGATTTTCGGTCAAAGCAATTAGAGCTCTTTCCCAGCGTCCCCAATTCTCAGGAAGCATCAAAGTGTCTAACTGGTCCGGGCTGATACGGTTTTTAACTTCTTCTGCCACTAAACGGGCAAAAATGTCATCATTCATCTAATTTCCTTAAAATAGTTTATTTTTTGTATGCAGGACATTCGTTTTTGAAATTACACCAATCACAAAGTTTGGAAGTCTTGGGTTCAAAAATAGCGGACTCAAAACGCAAGTCAATACCCACACGGGTTTCTTGAACAACTTCTCGCATTTTTTTTAATTGAGGTTCAGTTGCAGGACTTGTGATGCGGCCACCGTCTTTTAGAAAAAGAAGTTCTACTCTTTCAATTTCACAAGATTCTTGTTCTGCTAAAAAGTCAGCGTAAATCATTAATTGGGTAAATTTGTCGCTTCTAAATCTTGCCTGGGGGGTTTTGCCTGTTTTGTAATCAGTGACGACTAGACGCCCATTTTCTTTGCTCCAGCGGTCAATGAAACCTCTGACAAGAACTCCACCAACTTCGCCTTTGATAGCTGTTTCTAGCCCTTCTGGAAATACTGATGTCGGATCTTCAATAGAGAAATAGTTTTCCATCCTCCACCATGACTCCCACCGGAATTGACGTATCGCTTTGGGGTCATCGCCAAAATGGGTTCCCATCTTTTCATTCCATTGCTTTTCCCAAAGATCGCGCATTATTGCTTTGGATTGTTCTGGAGTGCGATATTCGGGTTCAAGCATGAATAGGTTTTCTAGAACCTCATGAACAAATGTTCCTCGAAGCATGTCTGTTGTTTCGCCGTCAGAAAGGCCATCAATGCGCGTCAGTTTGTAGAGTAGCGGGCATTGCCTGAAAGTAGCGATTGAGCTTGGGGATAGGTATGGTGGCAGAGTGCTCCCTGCCACCACCTCTTGAAGGCTCATTCGCTTTCTACAGGGTTTGAAATTTCCGTGAGTTGGGCATCAAAACGAACTGCTGCAACATGGACGAGCAGCGCTTCAGTTTCTTCAAGTGAAACTTCTGTGCGTTTCATTGGGCGAGCGTCCCCGTCGGCAGTTTTGTAAGTCTCTTGCCACCATGTTTTGACTTGGACTTTTTCTTCGTTAGTCATCGAAGAAGCGTGTTCCTCAAACATTTTCCACATTTCGTCACGCTTTTTATCTGTTTCCGAAGCGTATTCGGTTTCATCCAATGCCGCTGATTGCTCATCGCGAGCAAGGTATAGGGCGACACCTAGTTGTTGGATGGCTTTCTTGGTTGCATCGCTAACAGCGCCCTTGAATTCGTCGCCTAGGTCAACTGGGCCAGATTTGTCTCGCTTCATCTTTACCTGCTGCCCTCCAACACCATCTTTGGAAACAACACGATCCCCGATGCGGATGTTTACTCGGACCCAGGCAATAACCCATTCAGGGTTTAGAGCGTCTCGCTCAACTTTAACGATTTCAGTAGACCAGTTGTTGATACCGACAACACGGTTCATTCTGTTGATTACTTCGGCAATAGGAACATATGTTAGCGATGTCCCTTGTTTTACAAGCTGGCGTAACGACTGGTCAGGGAAATCCTTTGCCAGTTCGCTTCGTACTGTCTCTGCTGCTACTAGGTCTGATACCTGTTCGTTTGTAGACATTATTTTGCCTTTCTAATATAGATTCTGCTACTGGAATCTCCAGCGTCACAGTATTTGTCGGCATTGAGGCCGATACTTTCAAGTGCTTTAATTTTCCAACCGCTTGGTTGAACGTAATCGAGCATTGACTCAATCATTTCTTGAGTGGATAAAAGGATTTCCCCAGTATCTGGATCTGTCGCAGATTGGAAAATTCTTCCAGCTACGATTGATGCCAGTTCACGATGCTGCCAAGCCCGACGGGTTTTAGAGAAAGATATTTCGACTTGTTGCCCGTTTGTGGCGACAGCTTCTTCGGTTCCCTCTTCAAGCATTTTGTCTTTGAGGTGCGCTAGAAGCGTTTCGTAAATGGTTTTAGCATCGTCAACGATTAGAGCGATAGCTGTCGCTGCTTCAATCATCTCTGATATTTCTGGTTGATCTTCCAGGTATCTGGCTATGTCAGCATCGAAAAGGCAAAGTCGATCTCTTAGCTGATAAACGAAATCTGGTTCAGAAGCCATCTGATCTGGTTTTAGATATAAGTTTAAAGGTTTGTCTAGTTCTTCGTTAGGCATTATAGGTAACCATTCTTTAGTAGATTAGATAATTATAGCAGCTTTCCTACTCGTATGTCCACCTAAGCCTGTGAGGAACGAAAATGCCCCTACAGAAGAGTCAAGCTGATCATCGTGTGGGGAAGCCTCGGGGAAAGAAGAAAGCTCGTCTAGCCAATCGCTAATCCATGGGCCGCTCACTAGTCTGACGTTTCCATTAGCGGCTGCTGCAGCAAACGGGCGCGCTCTTGTTATTTTATCTCCAGTTGGGCGTTCACCTGAGAAATCGTAACCTGACACAACGTTTCTGGCAAAGTGGTCAATGTAACCTTTCCCGGAAGATCCTGGCTCTTGCTCTATTCGGATAGCTACTTCTGGACCGTCGGCATATGCGGTATTCGCAATTTTTTGTTCTACAACTTCAGCACGGTCTCTAAATCTGATTACATCCAAGATGTATGCCCTACCCTGATCGAAAGCCATTAACGTTCCGACAGAGTAATCTGGGTCAGGATTTGAATTTGAAGGTTTAGTTGCGGCAAGATCCCAAAAGCGGACAAGTCTTGTATCTCGCGAAAACATGGGAAGATCGCCACGGTCTATTACTTCAAAGTTTTCCCTTTGGAACATTGAACCCAATGAGGTGACCCACCAGTCGCCCATTTCAAGTTGGGCTCTGGTTACGGGATCGAGTTCTGAAAGCATCGCCCTGTACGAATCGTGGTCAACACCAGGATTGTCGGTCAATAGGGAGGGCACGAATATGCGTTCTTTGCTTTTGCCTTCTACGATGAATCGTTGACGAACCCAATTGGGTGCCGGGTTTGTGGCGCATCTCATTCTGAGTGGGACTTTGCTTAGTGGGCCTGTTTTGGGGCGACGTAGGCGTGAGAACATGTAACGGTAATCAACTTCTCGAATTTCGGTGACTTCGTCCATTCCGATAAATTGGAACTCTGCTCCCTTGTATCGAAGGTAGTCGTCTTTGTTGTTTAGGTACCCGAAACTGATTCTTGCCCCTGAGGGGAAGGTCGCTACATAGCTATTTGAATTCCAGTGGATGTCATCTACCCCTGCTGTCCAGTCGCGAAAACGGTCCATCAAAGCTCCGGGGAGCGCAAGGTCTGCGTATGTGCGGCGAAAGAGGATAGCGGAGTAGTTTGGAACGTCGACGTACTGCAATGCTGCCATTAGGAGCGCTGAGGATTTTCCTCCGCCTGCGGCACCCCCGAAGAGCGCTTCGCGAGCATATGTTCGTAAAAAGACTTTTTGGGTAAGTGAAGCTTCTTCAGGCGAGTAAAGTGGCGGCTTTGGTTCTAGATAATCTAGAACTTTTGTCCAATCGACTTTATCTGGTACTGACATCTTGTTATGCTCCGAAGGTGAGTAGACTTGTTAAGCTATCATTATTAAACCTATTGTCAATGTTAAGGTGTATGTGTGCCAGCTGAAGAGAATAAAGACGATAAAGTTTCTGAAATCAACAAAAAGACGATTTTTGAAGATTCGGATTCTGAAGCGCGAGCAATGCTCGCTTATATCTTAATGCTTTTTTTTGTTATATGTACATCTTTGGGCGCTGCATTGATCTATTTTCCTGCAGGGTTCATAACGCTTGGTGTGACGTCGGGCATTTACGGATACCTATTAGGAAGTGAATAGTATGGGTTGGAACCGTTTTTCATCAAAGTCTATAGAGGTTCCTAGGGGGGAGTTCAACTCTGCCCCTGAGGCTAAGGCTGGGATCGGTGTGGGTGCGCCGGTTTCGACGATGCAGGGCTATGTTGGCCGTGGTTATCGTGATGCTTGGGATATCCAAAAAGCTCATCGCGAGGGCATGCAGAAGGCCACTTGGGTTTTCAGGTGCATCGATGCAATTTCTGGTAATCAGGCCCGTTTGCCTGTAATGCTGCGTAAGGGAAACTCGCCTGAAGGTGAAATTGTCCGAAGGGGCGATCACCCCTTGTTGTCTATCCTTAACACAAAATCTAATGAAGGCGAAAATAGTTTCGTTTTCCGATATCGCCTTTCTGCTCAGATGCTGATGAGTAGCAGGGGAGTTTTTATTGAAATCATCCGTAGTAGAGCGGGCGATGTTATCGCTCTTCAGTTATTGCCACCCGATTATACCTCTCCAATTCCTTCAGCGAAAAAGTTTGTTGAGGGTTATGAAGTGGCCTTGCCTGGTCAGGGTCCAAAGATTCTTTCTCCAGATAAGGTTGTTTGGATGCGGAGGCCTCATCCTCTGAACCCTTACCTTTCTATGACTCCGATGGAGTCAGCTGGTATGGCTATCGAGATTGAGAATCTTGCAAAGGTTTATAACCGTAACTTTTTGCTAAATGACGGTCGTCCTGGTGGCTTGCTTGTTGTCAAGTCAGAGATGGATGATGATGATAAGGACGAACTTCGTTCACGGTTTCGTGGCAATCTGAACAAGGTTGGGGGTACGTCTGTTATCTCTTCTGCTGATGGTGTCGATTATATTGATACTGGGGCGAGTCCTCGTGACGCTTCGTATCAGGAAATGCGCCAGATCACTAAGGAAGAGATTTTAGCTGCTTTTGGTGTTCCTGAGTCGGTTATCGGTAATGCTTCTGGTCGAACTTTTTCCAATGCTGCTGAAGAGGTCCGTGTTTTTTGGATTGAGACGATGCAGCCGCATCTTGAGATTATGGCTCGTGCTATGGATGAGCTTGACGATCTTCATTATGTTGATTTTGATACAGCTCAACTTCCGACGATGATTGCCGTGAAGCAAGAAAAAGATCGGTTTTTGAAGGAAGAGCTTACTAATGGGGCTATTAGTTTTAACGAATACCGTGAGGGTACTGGTCGCAAGAAGGTTGACTCTGATCTTGCAGATTCATTGTTGGCAAATCCGAACTTGACGCCTATTGGCAATACGGAGAAGCCTTTTGAGGCTCCAGCACCTCTTGGAGCGCCAGGAGCACCAGGTGCACCAGTTCCGGGAGCTCCAGTGCCTGGGGCACCAGTTCCAGGCGCACCAGAGGCTCCGCCTGTTCCTACGCCTGAAGAGCTTGCAGCTCAAATTGCTGCTACTGAACTACCTGAACAGCCCGGTACGGGTTTTGATGCCGAGGGCCGTAATGGCGGTGTGGACCTAGAAGCTCCGGCTCCGAAGACGGTATTGTCAAGAAAAGCTGCACTTGGAGATCCTGAATCTAAAACACTTGAAGTTGAAATTTCTGAAGATTCTTTGAGTGGTGAGGAACACGATGATTGGAATGCTAAGGCGGCTCAAGTTTCTGATCGTTGGACAGAGATCCTAAGCCAGAATTTGGAAAGATTTTTTGACAGGCAAGAAAGAGTTGTTACCGAAAAGGCTTTGGGTGCTAAATCTAGGAGATCTTTAGGTGCTAATTCGATCTCAATTGATCAAATCTTCGATCTAGATATTTGGAATAAGCAGTTGCTTGAAGATGTGCAGCCGCTACTCTCTGCGATTCTTTCTGATGGGTCTGAACTTTCTGGTGTTGATACAAAGGCTTTGCCTAAGCTTTCAGAAGTCAAAGAGCTTTTAGATCAGCAGATGGAACGTATTCTTCTTGTGAACTCGAATACCAAGAAAGCTATTGAAGGCGTTATCATCACGGTGAAGGCTATGAAGGAAAGCGAAGATCGCTTAGGCACTCTAAAGGTTGGCCTTGCTGCGGTTTTTGCGGATCTGATGGGCTCTCGGCGTAAAGTTATTGCTGAGACGGAAGCGCAGACTGCTATTAATGCCGGAGTTTTCTTGTCTGCGCTTAAGTCAGGCTCTCCTGGCCGTAAGGTTTGGGTTTCAAAGAGTGATGAGAGTGTCCGCCCTGCGCATCGGGAATTGGATAATGACGTTGTGAGTATTGGTGACGCTTTCAATGTCGGTGGTGTGAAAATCAGATTCCCTGGAGATCCGCTAGCTCCAGCTGCTTTGACTATCAATTGTAGGTGTAAGCTTCGGTTTACGCCTGGGAAATAGTACCAATAGCACATTGACATCAATTATTTTGAATTGACATCAATGTGCTCCTACGCTGGGTAGTTATCATCTATGATGAACAAGTCGACTACACGAGGTGGCTATGCAGACCCTAACTCAGGTCCCCCAAGATGTTGAATTCAAAGCTACAACTAATCCAGTTAACATCGATGAAGCACAAGGCATCGTAGAGTGTTTTGTCGCTGCGATCGGCAATAAGGATTCAGTAAATGACATCATCGTTCCTGGGGCCTTTGAAGCATCTTTGAGAAGGCGTAAGCCTAGAGTTGTCTGGGGTCATAACTGGAATGAGCCAATCGGCAAGGTATTAGAAATCTTCGAAGTCAGTCCTGGTGATTCGCGACTCTCATCCAAGATGAAAAATGCTGGAGTTGGCGGACTCTATGCCCGAGTGCAATTTAACCTTAAGAGCGAGCGTGGGCGGGAAGCCTTCTCAAACGTAGTTTTCTTTGGTGAAGAGCAGGAATGGTCAATTGGCTATAAGACGCTTAAGAATGATTTTGATCCACGGTATCAAGCAAATCTTTTAAAAGAGCTTGAACTTTACGAAGTTTCACCAGTTTTACATGGCGCTAATCAGCTTGTGGGTACCTTGTCGATTAAGTCAGATGATATGACTAGTCCGATTCCCGACATGGGGGATGCGCGTATTTCATTGGTTCCAGATGACAAGACCGCTAGGGCAATGGCTGTCGAAGGTGGTAAACCTCAAGAGAATCTGACTCTCACTCTTAAGAAGCTTGGCCGCTCTGAAAATTGGTCAATGGCTGATCGAGATAAAGTCCAAGGAATGGTCGATATTTGGACTAAGAGCTGTGGCGGCGAGCACATGAAAGGTGCTTGTAGTGGTGTCGGGATCATGGGCCCTGATGATGCATCTGTTTACTATATGAACGTTCCGGGTCTCGCCTCTAAGAGAGACCGTCTGTCTCGTATGATTGATGATGAAACGGGTCCAGACACAATGGACGCTGAGGATGCTTTTCAGCCTCATATAACTGCTGGGTACAAAATGTCAGTATTGCCGACTAAGCCTAGTTACGAGCTTGGGTTTAAGGCTGTTCGTGTCGTGTGGGGTTCTGGTAGCACTGATTTCCCGTTGTCTGAAAAAGCTGCTCCCCCTGATGCTATCCCTCAGGAACGGATCACCGGAGATGTTCTTCGTGGTTACGGTCCTCGTCGTGGCGGGCTTGAGCGCCTGTTGCGGTATTGGCGTCCAATTATGCGTAAACCGGGTGGGTTTAGGCGGTGTCTGGCAATACTTGCGGATCACCCTGAGTTGTATCCTTTGAAGCCTTTGTGCGCCTGGTTGCATCATGAGACTACGGGTCTTTGGCCGAACGAGGGTTGTCATCATCCTGGCATGAAAAATTGTCGCCGCAAATTGCGTGGCGTGGTGAATGGCAGCATCATTTCTGATGATAAGTTCAACGCTCGTTTCGATAATAAGCCTGATGGCAAGGATCTTTATTCTGCTAGCCCTGAAGGCACTCCTGACAATTTTGGTGCTGTTGAGCGTGATGACGAAGAAGACGTTATCACTGACGAAGACATGGAATACGCCATGAAAGTCATGGGCCAGTTTATTAATGAAGAAGAAGATTTTATGCGCTATGTGTCCGATAAGGACAATTGGGCTGATAGCGATGG